GCATACTTTGGTGGACGATCTCTAGAAAAAAGAAATAAGAAATAATTAGGTTTTCTGATAAAAATTTCTTATATTAGAGTATATAATGGCAGTAAAGAAAACACTCAAAGAAATTATACGCGATGAATTTAAAAAATGTTCGGTTGATCCGGTACATTTTATGCGTAAATATTGTATAATTCAACATCCTACTAAAGGTAAGATGTATTTCAATCTTTACCCATTCCAAGAAGATTCATTAACTAGAATATCACAAAATAGATATACAGTAATATTAAAATCTAGACAGTTAGGTATTTCAACATTAACTGCAGGATATGCTTTATGGAGAATGATATTTAAAGAAGATTTTAATGTTTTAGTAATTGCTACAAAACAAGATGTAGCAAAAAATCTTGTTACAAAAGTAAGAGTAATGCATGATAATTTACCGGTCTGGTTAAAAGGTAAGGCGTTAGAAGATAACAAATTATCCTTAAGATTTAAAAATGGTTCACAAATTAAAGCTATATCATCAAAAGGTGATGCCGGTCGTTCTGAAGCCTTATCATTATTGATATTTGATGAAGCAGCATTTATAGATAGAATTGATGATATATGGACAGCAGCACAACAAACATTAGCAACTGGTGGTGATTCTATTATGTTATCAACACCGAATGGTACAGGAAACTTATTTCATAAAACATGGGTAGATGCAGCAGCAGGAGGACAATTTCATCCAATCAAATTACATTGGTCATTACATCCAGAACGAGATGAATCATGGAGAGAATTACAAACAGAATTGTTAGGTGAAAAAATGGCCGCGCAAGAATGTGATTGTGATTTTATAACTTCAGGTCATACAATTGTAGATGGACCAATATTACAATGGTACGAACAAACATATATTGAAGAGCCAAAAGAAAAAGAGGATTTGATGGAAATTATTGGATATGGGATTATCCAAATTATTCAAAAAATTATACAGTAATAGCTGATGTTGCTCGTGGTGATGGAGGAGATTATTCTGCATTTCATGTTATTGAAACAGAAAGTATGACTCAAGTTGCAGAATATAAAGGAAAAATTGGAACTACTGAATATGGTAATATGTTAGTAGCTATTGCAACAGAATGGAATAATGCCTTGTTAGTAATTGAGAATGCAAATATAGGATGGGCAGTAATACAAATTGCAATTGATAAAGGATATGAAAATTTATATTATTCATACAAACAAGATGGATATGTAGATGAAGATGTACATTTGAGAAAGGGATATGATTTGAAAGATAAATCAAAAATGGTTCCTGGCTTTTCAACTACATCTAGAACACGTCCATTGATAATATCCAAAATAGAAACATATTTTAGAGAAAAGTCTCCGATTGTAAAGTCAAAACGATTGATAGATGAATTATATGTCTTTATATGGAATGGACAAAGGGCAGAAGCACAAAGAGGATATAATGATGATTTGGTAATGGCATTTGGAATTGGATTATGGATTCGAGATACGGCATTACGATTGCATCAACAAGGAATAGATTTATCGAGAAAAGCATTAGGACATTTTGGAAAATCACAAGGAGTATATTCAGCTGGAAACGAACTTCCTAAAGAATGGCAATGGAATAGTGGTGATAAGGATAATGAAGATTTAACTTGGTTAATTAAGTAAAACACATATTTATAATAAATTGGAAAATTATGGCAGATACATCTTTAAGAGCAAGATTAAGTAGACTATTTGCAACTAATGTAGTTGTTAGAAGAATTGCAAAAAATAGACTAAAAGTAGTTGATACAAATAGATTACAATCCGGAGGAAATATAACTAACAAAAGATATGTAGATAGATTTTCAGGAGTCCATCGTGGCATGCCAGGATATGGTACATATAATCAAAATGTAAATTTTCATACATCAAAAATAGAATTATTTACAGATTATGAAGCTATGGACATGGACCCAATATTATCATCGGCTTTAGATATTTATTCTGATGAATCAACAGTTAAAGACACAGACGGAGATACTCTTACAATTAAATCATCTAATGATGAAATAAGAAAAATATTAAGAAATTTATTTTATGACATATTAAATATAGATTACAATTTATGGCCATGGATTAGAAATGCATGTAAATATGGAGACTTTTATTTACATTTAGATATAGAAGAAGAAATTGGCATTGTTAATGTAACTCCAATATCTCCTTATGAGTTACGTAGAGAAGAAGGATTTGATCCAGACAATCCTTATGCACATAAATTTACACTAGAAATGACTCATGGAGGAAGTACTAATCCATATGTAGGTAATCAACAAGGAACTATGCAAGAATTTCAACCTTTTGAAATTGCACATTTTAGATTGTTATCTGATACAAATTTTTTACCTTATGGTAAGTCGATGATTGAGTCTGCAAGAAAAATATTTAAACAATTAACTTTGATGGAAGATGCGATGTTAATTCATAGAATTATGAGAGCACCGGAAAGGAGAATTTTTAAAGTGGATGTAGGTAATATACCACCAGCTGAAGTTGATAATCATATGCAAACAATTATTAACAAAATGAAAAAGGTGCCTTATATAGATGAAAAGACAGGAGATTATAATCTTAAATTTAATATGCAAAATATGATTGAAGATTATTTCTTACCAGTTAGAGGAGGTGAATCTGGGACATCTATAGAAGCATTACCAGGAATGTCATCAGATGGTCAGATTGAAGATATAGATTATTTAAAAAATAAAATGTTTGCGGCATTAAAAATACCAAAGGCCTTTTTAGGATATGATGAAGGTGTTGAGGGTAAAGCGACATTAGCAGCAGAGGATGTAAGATTTGCAAGAACAATTGAAAGAATCCAAAAAATATTTGTTTCAGAACTAACTAAAATTGCAATTGTACATTTATACACACAAGGATTTAAAGATGAGGCATTAATTGATTTTGAATTAAATTTGACATCGCCATCTATTGTGTATGAAAAACAAAAGGTAGAAATACTAAATGAAAAAATGGGTTTGGCAAATACAATGAAAGAATCAAATATGTTCTCACAACGATATATCTATGAAAATATATTTGGATTAAGTCAAGATGAATGGAATTCAGAACAAGAACAAATAATTCAAGACTTGAAACAACAATTTAGACATGAACAAATTAAGTCAGAAGGCAATGACCCTAAAAAGACAAACCAATCATTTGGAACACCACATGATATAGCATCAATGCATGTAGCAAATAAAGGAGAATTATTACCTGGTCAAGAACAAGAACATATAGCAGGGCCTGGAAGACCACAAGGTCCAATAACAGGTAAGTCACATAAATCGCCATTCGGTCGTGATCCATTAGGAGCTAAAGAATTAGGAAACACATTTAGTACTGATAAGTCACCATTGCAACATAAATACAGAGGTGGCTCAGCACTAAGTACTGAGAGTAAAGAAATAACACAACTAATTAATTCACTAAAAACAATCGGTAAATCATCAAAAATTATTCAAGAAACAATGTCTGAAAAATCAAAAAATAATGATAAAGGAACAATGTTGGATGAAACACAATTAATTCAGTAATAATTAAGTATTGATTTCTAAAAGATTAGCATATTTATTAAAAAAATATGATTATACGGGGCACAGATTCATGAAACGCATAAAACATTCAAAAGTAAAAAATACAGGGTTAATCTTTGAATTGTTGGTAAGGCAAGTAGCATCGGATACTATGAATAATCACGATTCTCGTGCTTTACGAATTATTAAAAAACACTTCAATTCAAAATCAGAATTAGCTAAAGAGTTAAAATTATATCGTACTGTATCAACAGAAAAATTTAAAACAGAAAATAAAGCTGAACAATTTGTAGATGCAGTAGTTAGAGCACGTAAAGATATAAACGAAACACAATTAAGACGAGACAAATATAATTTAATTAAAGATTTAAAATCTAATTATAATGTAAGTGATTTTTTTAAATCTAGAGTTTCAAATTATAAATTACATGCATCAACATATAAATTATTTGAATATGCTGAAGCTGATGATCCAAAAGAATATATTGATAGCAAATTTACATTAACAGAATATGTTGCAACTAGTCCAAAGAAGAAAGAAAAGACACCAACATTAAATTCAGAACATAAAGATGTAAGGATATTAGCTAGCAAAATGGTTGTAGATAAATTTAATGAAAAATATTCTAACTTAAATACAGAACAAAAACGTATGTTACGTGAATATATTAATAATGTAAGTAATTCTGTAAATTTAAAAAAGTATGTAATTACTGAAACAAAGAATCTTCAAACATCAATCAAATCACTTAAATCAACTGTGCCAAGTAAAGTGATTCGTATAAAATTAAATGAAGTTGCTAATTTATTAAATCAACTTGGTAAAAAACATGTTGTTCAAGATAAAGATGTATTAACAATGCTTCGTTATTATGAATTAGTAAATGAACTTAAAAATGTAGGAGGTAAGTAATGCCATTATTTTATTCATCATCGGTCGAAGGTTTAGCCAAGACACAATTCACCAGATTAGGACACCCAGGAAGATATACTTCAGTTGTTGCACATACAGGAGGAGAATTATTCTTAACCGGGTCATTATATGGCCATGGTGCAATGATGATTGGGTCAGGTACATTTCCAGCTGCATTAGATAAAGCAGAAGATAATGCACATATTGAATTATCAGACGGTGGACAGATCAAATTAGGTGATTTAATGAATACTCAAGTAGGAGATTCATCAATTATGGATTTATCGGTAATGTATATTACATCTTCAGCAGTAGGAGATAGGGCAAATATATATTTCTTTAAAAGACAAATGTAGGAGATAAAAATGGATTATTTAAAATCATTTAAAAAATATTTAAAAGAAGCAAAACTTGACCCAGTAGGGAAAGAGGATGATGATATAGACAACGATGGCGATGTTGACAAGACTGATTCATATCTTAAATCTAGAAGAAAGGCTGTTACTAAAGCAATTAAGAATGAAGATGAGGAATTAGAAGAGGCTAATGTAACTGGTAATTTAGATGGCGGAGAAGGTCCACCAAAAACTCCTTATGCATTCCATGATGATGACAAGAAAGGTAAAAAGAAACAAAAAGATAATGCAGAAACAGCGACTGAGTTTGAATTAGTAAACGATTCTATATATAAAAAAATGATGAAATCACTTCATGAAGTATCATATAAAGAATACAAACAAGACCCAACATCAACACCATCACAAAAAGTTAATCGAGGAATTAATGAAGTTAACAAAATGTTGGCAGAAATAGAAAAAATTGTAAATAACAATTTGCGATTAAAAACAGAAACAGGAGTTCAATCTGGCCACTTCTGGAAATCAACAGGCAACAGATTTGCAAAAATTAACGAAAGAATGTTAAGAGTTGCACATAGATTAAAAGAATTATCACAATAATAATAAAGTAGGTCATCCGCCAAGAAGGCGCTACTAAAAACAAGAGAGGAGAAACCAAATGAATTATTTCAAATCATGGCAAGATTTTATGAGAGATCCAATAAATAAAGATCTTAAAGAATCCAAAGGTATACATGCATGTAAGCAAAAGTATATTCAAGAACAAAACAAACAAATGTGGCACGACCCGATTATTATTCAAGAGAATGGTAATGCTGGTATTAGTATTCCGGCAGCAGCAGCAGCCGATGGTGGTTCGACATCATTTATAACAGGTAATACTGCAGAAGTAACTACATTTACTTTTACTGGAGCAGCAGCCGGCGAGAATTTATGGACAGCATCTTCTGCAGTAAATGCATCAGCAAATCATGATACCAATTGGTATTTCGATGTTGAAGCATATACTGGTGCAACAGATTTTTCCGCTAACCATGTTAACACAATGAAAGTATTTAGATTTTTTATTGTATCAGGTTCTGGTCCATTAAATGATAGAAATTGGGACGGAACTATACCAGCTAGTATAGACGGAGTAGTTTCTGCATCTTGTACACATATTGCAACAGATGTTGTGCTAGCAGCAGATGATGTTAATATTACAGGTTCAATTCTAGGACAATTTGTTAGAGCAGTTAAAGATCAAGCAGCAACTGATATTGTTTGTGGATTTACAAATACAATAGCACCTAGTGATTTATTTACTGCAATATCAGGTAGTGGTGCAAACGGATTTTTACAAATAACAAATAAGTATAGAGGTTCTATAACACCTGCAGTGATATCAGATACATTTGTAGCTGCAACAGCATCAATTGCAACATCAACAGTTGGTGATAGTACTTATTTTGATGATCAAGGAGGACTAGTATTTGATGCAGATGTATTGCCATTTAGTAATATGCCAATGAAAGATGATGGAGAAAATACAACATCACAACCAAGTTAATAGGTGAATAGATATGAGTAAACAATTATTAGTAGATTATACAGTATTTGAGGTTTCGTCTCAAGCAATTAATGAATCATTGACACAAAACAATGGTAAATTAGTTGTACAAGGCGTACTTCAAAGAGCTGAGGCAAAAAATCATAATGGTAGAGTATATCCAAAAGAGACTCTTGTAAGAGAGGCAAAAAAATATGCAGGAACGTTTGTTAAAGAAAGACGTGCATTAGGAGAACTAGACCACCCGGATTCATCAGTAGTAAATTTAAATAATGTATCTCATAATGTATTAGGAATGGATTGGAAAGGTGATGACCTAGTAGGTACTGTAGAAGTATTAGGAACACCGGCTGGTAATATATTAAAAGAACTTTTCAAATCAGGAATAAAGTTAGGTATCTCATCTCGAGGTATGGGTTCCGTGAAAGAAGTATTTGGAGAAGGAGATCAAACATTAGAAGTACAACCAGATTTTGAATTGATTGCTTTTGATTTTGTTTCTAATCCATCAACTCATGGAGCATTTTTATCACCAGTAAATGAATCAAAAGGTTCAACTAAAGTAGATAAATATAGCAATATAAACAAAATAATAACTGATATAATAACGGAGTTTTAATATGGCATTAGAAAATTTACAATCGGTATATGGTCCAACAAATAAGAGGGGGCAAAAAGGTACAGGAGTAGGAGTAGATACGCTAGCTAATGAAGGAACATTAGGTTTAGCAGCTGGCGGAAGTAAATATGGCACTAGTGAAAAGGCAGGCGTATCACCGACCGGTCCAGATCCATTAGGTAACATACCTGCAGAAAGATCATTCGAATAGGAGATATAAAATGAAAAAACCATTATTAGAAATGTTTAAAAAAATTGGCGGACGACGATTAAATGAAGATGAAAGACAATTTCAACCTTTTGATTTTAAATATTATCAAGGGCAAATTGATTCTATGACTGAAACATTAGAAACAATGGAAGAAGAACTAATAAGAGATCTAGAAGGTCGTGCAGAGGATGAAATGAATCCTAGTTATGCTGCAGAACAAGCATTGGCTCAGGCAAGACGATATTTCAATGGTGCAGAAAAACAAATAGAAGGTTTGAAAAAATTATTAGATAGATTAGATCGAACAGGAGAACTTGAAAATTATTAAGGGACATTATGAAAAAATATGAAAATCAATTAATGAAACATATTCTCAATGAGAAATATTTAGGCGAAGAAGAAGATGTAAAAATGACTAAAGAAGATAGAAATTCTTTTTTAGAAGCTGTATCCAATTTTCATAAGTTAGGAGAGATGGTATATTCCAATGCTAAACTACAAGAGGTCACTACAACGTTGAAAAGTGTTATGGAACGAGCCGAAAAGATGACAATGCAAGAATCAGAACATTGGTTTGATAATATGACAGTTTCTCGTCATATGAAACAAATGAATGAAGCTATGAAAGTATTTGAAAAGACTGCAGGAGAAATGAGTGGATTGCAACAACGATTAGAATCTGCATATGAAGATATGGGAACGGTATTAAATCGTTATTATAAAATAAATGAAACTTTAAAAGATGAGGCATATACACAATCCGGCCATGAAGAACGAGGACCTGCATTAGATGATACATATCCTAAACCAGCAGGAACATCTTTAAAGAAAAGACCATAATACATTAGGAATATTGAAAAAATATCTTTATATTAAAGTATTATTAAAATAAGTTATATGAATAAAAATCAAAAACATCACCAAAGTATTACTCCTGGCGTAGGAGTACAAGTTATAAAAACAAAAAGATTTCCAAAAGGAGATATTGAATTTGCTCTTCGAAAATTAAAAAAAGAGATTAAATCTTCTGGTAAATTACAACAATTAAAAGATGGTCGATACTTTGTTCCAAAAAGTGAAACTAAAAGAAAGCAAGTTGAAAGAGCTAGATATTTTCAACAACAAGAATCAAAAGGCCTTATAAATTCATAAAAGATAACTTTTATAAAATTTATTAGGTATTTATCAAGTCTAGTCAATATATATAAATGACTACGATACCGTGTTCTAATATACGGTCACTCATAAATCTATTAACGAGTAATTAATTACTCATCCTATTGAGGTTTACAATAACCTTATTTCCAAATTAAATAAGAGGAGAAAAACTATGGCAAAAAATGATTTGCTTAAAGAGGCCATTGCTGACGCGAAAGCGGTACGAGAAACAGCATTAGCCAACGCAAAAATTGCATTAGAAGAAGCTTTCACTCCTAGACTTCAAAGTATGTTGTCTGCTAAATTAGCCGAAGAAGAAGAAATGGATGAAACTGCAGAAGATCCGACTGAAACCAATGGTGACGGTATGGATGCAGCTGCAGGTGCACCAGTCGACGAAGCAGAATACGATATGGAAGAAGATCACGGAATGGAAGACGAATTACCAGCTGAGGAACCAGCAATGGAAGAACCAGCAATGGAAGGCGAAGGGGACGAGATGGAAGAAGATCTTGAACTTGAAGCTATCATCAAAGAATTAGAAGACGAAGTTAATGAAGCAGAAGAAGATTTAGAAGAAGTTTCTGATTCATCTGACATCGGAAAGGCTGACAATAAAATGGATGTCGCTGATGGTTCTGATCAAGATGATCCAGGTAAGGGTAAATTATCTGAAACAGAAGAAGACAAAGTTGAGGAAGGCGAAGAAGAAGTTTCTATCGACGAAATCATTAGTGCTTTGAAAGAAGATGATGATAAAGATGATGTTAAAGAAACTGAAGACAAAGATGATAATATGGACGAAGGTGAAGACAAGGAAAAAGACCTTGAAGAAGCTTATAATGTTATCAAATTTTTGAAATCTAAAATTAACGAAGTCAACCTTCTTAATGCAAAATTATTATTCTCAAACAAGTTGTTTAGAAATCATTCATTAAATGAAAATCAGAAAATGAAAGTAATTGAAAACTTTGACAGAGCTCAATCATTGAGGGAAGTTAAATTAGTATTTGCTACATTATCTGAATCATTTAACTTTGGTGGAAAAACAAAAAGAACAATCAAAGAAAGCTATGCTTCTAAATCTACTAGATCAACAAGACCAAAGAAAGTAATTTCTGAAGGATCTGATTTATCAGCTAGATGGAAAAAATTAGCTAATCTTTAAAATTAAATAAAAGAGGAGAAAATCTCATGAATATTAATTCATTATTACCTCATGATGCTCAGAACAACCAAAATGCTGTATCACTTCAATTAGAAAAGAAGTGGGAAAGGACAGGCCTTTTGGAAGGAATGAACAACGAGGTTGAAAGAAAAAGCATGGCAGTTCTTTTAGAGAACCAAGCCAAGCAATTAGTAACAGAGGCTAATAGCTCTGGTACTGAAACAAATTCTGAAGAATGGGCGGGTGTTGCCCTTCCATTAGTTAGAAGAATTTTTGCTGAAATTGCTGCAAAAGATTTTGTAAGCGTTCAGCCAATGAACTTACCATCAGGTCTAGTATTTTACTTAGACTTTAAATATGGTACAGCGCAAGGAGCAGTAGGATTTGGTAATGCAGATGCAGGAACTGCATTTGGTAACGATTTCTTAACTGGCCAAGGTAGAACTTCACAACTAGATTCTGTATTTGGTGTTACTGACAAAGTTAGAGGTAACGGAACTGATACAGCAGTTGAAGGACTTTATGGAGCTGGCAGATTTGGTTATTCAATCAATGATGTTAATTCAGCAGCAGTTGCTAACGTAGATGCATTAAATTCTACCGCAGAATGTACAGTTGGTGCGGGTTATTCATCTGGTTCATATAACCAGGTTACTAATCTATGGACATCATTAAGAGGTGATGCTGTTGCAATGACGCAAGCACAATTTGATCTTGCTACAAACTTTGATGCAGAATTTTCTGCTTCAGGAGTAGACAATGATGATACATTTTTACAAATTGCTGTTGCTACTGCATCATTAGCAGGCGCAGATGTAGAAGGTGTTAGAGCATTTAATGTATCTGGTTCTTGTATTAAAGCTGTCTTCCCGAAATTTACAACAACTACGACGAATGATTCTCACGTAATCTTCTTAACTAGTGTTGCAACTATCGGCGATATTGATAGTCCACTAGAAGTTGCTTATCAGAAAGCACCTACTAGTATTACAAGAGGCGACTTTGAAGATACTGAATCATTAGGTTCTGATACAGCTGCATTGGACATTCCAGAAATCAATCTTGAACTAAGATCTGAAGCAATTGTTGCTAAGACAAGAAAGTTAAAAGCTGTTTGGTCACCTGAATTTGCTCAAGACTTGAATGCTTATCATTCAATTGATGCAGAGGCTGAATTAACTTCTATGTTATCTGAATATGTTTCGCAAGAAATTGATTTAGAAATTTTAGATATGTTAATCCAAAATGCGCAAACTGTTGAAAGATGGTCTGCTAAGATTGGATTCCAATTTGATAGTTCAACTAATTCATTTACGCAAACTAATGCAACTGCTCAAGCATATAACCAAGGAACATGGTTCCAAACTTTAGGTACTAAAATACAAAAAGTTTCGAACAAGATTCACCAATTAACTTTAAGAGGTGGAGCGAACTTCCTAGTATGTTCTCCAAGTGTTGCAACTATTCTAGAATCAATTCCAGGATATGCTGCTGATACAGATGGCGACAAAATGCAATTTGCAATGGGTGTACAAAAAGTAGGTGCTATTAATAATAGATTCCAGGTTTATAAGAATCCTTATATGACTGAAAGTACTATATTAATGGGATATAGAGGTGCTCAGTTCCTTGAAACAGGTGCTGTTTATGCTCCATATATACCGCTTATTATGACTCCATTAGTATATGATCCTAATAACTTTACTCCAAGAAAAGGTGTAATGACTAGATATGCTAAGAAAATGGTTCGTCCAGAATTCTATGGTAAGATCTTTGTTGGGCATTTAAATACTGTTTAATAATTTATTGATAAGTAATTAACAATTAATAATTAAATGAATAAATGAAGGGAGACTTAGGTCTCCCTTTTTTTATGGCTTTATATTTATATTAAATAAAGGAGTCACGAGTATGGCAATAAAAGATAATATGGTAAAGAGTCCGCCGAAAGGGGCTGTTAGGTTTTCATTAAGTTTATCAGAAGAACAAAAAAAAGCAAAAGCACAAATATTAAAACATCCATATAATTTTATAGTGGGTAAAGCAGGTAGTGGTAAAACATTATTGGCAGTACAAGTTGCATTAGATCAATTTTTCAAAAAACAATACAATAAAATTATTATAACAAGACCAACTATTTCTACAGAAGATAATGGATTTCTACCAGGTTCAGAAAGCGAAAAGATGGAACCATGGTTAGTTCCTATTAGAAGTAATATGAGAAAGATTTATAATAAACCACCAATATTGGAAAAAATGGAAAAAACAGAACAAATTGAATTGGTATCATTAGCACATTTCAGAGGTAGAACATTTGATAATGCAATTGTTATAGTAGATGAATTTCAAAATTTAACAAGATCACAATTAGCAATGGCCATTGGAAGATTAGGTAAGGATTCAAAAATGTTGTTTTGTGGTGATTCATATCAAATAGATTTAAAGGATAAAAATTATTCAGCATATCATGATATGTCAAAATTAACAAATTCAAAGTATGTATACAAAACAGTCCTAGAAGATAGTCATAGACATGATGCAATAGATGATTTGTTAGAATTATTAAATGGTTATCATTAATTAGTATATTTATATTAAATGGGAAATACTAAAATAAAATGGGAAAA